GCGCGCTGCATCTCTTGCTGCTGCCGCTGCAGGGCCTGGATGTGGTCCTGCTTGGCCTTGGCGGCGCGGCGCTCGGCGTCGGCCGCTTCTGTCAGATCAGCCGCCTCGTCGTTGATGGCGCCCTGGATGTCCTGGTAGGCCCCCTTGGCGCGGTCGAGCTCGGCGACCAGGTCAGTCCAGGCCTTGCCGCCGATGTCGTCCTTGCCCTTGACCTGGGCCTTGTAGTCGTCCACAGCGGCCTGCGCCTGGTCGAGCTGGTAGCGGGTGGCTGCCACGGCCCCCGCGTAGTCCTGCTCGGCCTGCTGTTGAGCGCGGATGCTGTCGAGGGCTGAGGCGTCGAGCCGACCCTCCGCCACGTCGATGCGGATGCGGGCCATCTCCTGGCGCCCTGTGCCGGCCTCCATCGACGTTCGCAGCTGGTTGTTGGCGGCGATGAGCTCGTCGAGCTTCGCGCGCGCCTCCTCGGCTTTCTCCTTGTAGTGCTCCAGGAAGAGGAGCCCCGCCCCGCCCACGGCCACCACGGCGCCCAGGCTGGCCACCAGCGCGCCTGCCGAGAGCCCCAGCGCGCCCGCGCCCTCCGCGCCCGAGCGAAACGCCTGGAAGATACCGGCCCCCCGCTGGACCACCATCCCCAGCGTGGGATCGATGGCGGTGGCGATGGAGCCCACGCGGGACAGGCCTTCGGCCATGCGGCCCGCGCCCTTGCCGGCGTCCTCCAGGCTGACATGGGTCGCCTCCGCTTCGGTGCTGACCGCCTCCAGCGAGCGCACCGCCCCGGACGTGTCGATCTTGAGCTGCTCGGTGACGACGCCCATCAGAGTGTCCCCAGGTCGATGTTCGGGAAGGCGCCCTTGACCGAGGCCAGGCGCCGGTTGCCCATCTCGTGTGCGGCGGCGTCCAGCATCAGGCGCAGGCCCGGGCCCACGTCAAGGCCCAGGACTTCGCTCGGGAGCCGTCCATAGGCCCGGCCCATCGCGTCAGCTCGGGCCAGCGTCGCCGCGTGCTGGCGCACGAAAGCAGGTCCCCTCGCGGACCTCGCCGCGCCAGGCGGACAGGAGGGCGCGCGAGAGCTCCTGGACCTCGGCCAGTGGAAGCGAGCCCACCCAGATCCGCTCTGGGCTGGCGTGGGCGTCCTCGTCGGCGGCGTCGAGGACCAGCCGGACAGGCTCGTCCTGGTCGTGGACACGGGCCCCAAAGACCTGCCGGCAAACCACCTCGTCATCCACACGGGTGGCCTGGGCCAGCAGCAGCTTGTCCCCGGGCGCCCCGTCCAGGTCCGCATAGGCGGCAGCGCGGCTGGCCTCGGGCAGGTGCATCAGCTCGGCGGCGTTCGCGGCCTCGCTCGCGCCGATAGCCATGGAGCGCTGGAGCAGGCCCAGCTCCCAGAGGGCGGCACGGTCGAGCGGGGTGGCGAGCCAGACGACGTGCCGGCCCTGGATCTCCAGGACCGTAGGGGCGACGTGCGCGCGGATGGACATGGCGGGGTCTCCATGTGGGGGTGGGGATCAGGTCGAGTAGAGGGCGTGTCCGTTGGTCAGGACACAGCGCATCCCGTCGCTGCCCGTCCCGTCGTGGGTGCCCTCGAAGGTGCCGTTGACCATGACCGGGCCGGCACCGGTGAGGTCGCCGCGGAGGCTGGTGAGCTGCGCGTTGTCCAGGGTCATGGCGATCGAGTTGCTGCCGCTCGTCAGCGTGACGGTCAGGCTGCTCTGAGTGCCCGCCTTCATCGAGGCGTACAGGGTGCTGTACTCGCTGGCGGTGAAGCGGGCGGTGAAGTTCACCATGCAGGTGGGCCGGCTGCCCGGCTGGGGCTGCTGCGTCTTGAGCGAGCCGATGACCGGGGTGCGCCCCAGCTTGTGATCGATGATCCAGTCCATCGAGACGATGTCGGAGTAGTTGACCGAGTTCCAGGCGACGACGCCTGAGTGGTTCGGCAGGCAGGGCATGGCCACCGCCGGCGTCCCTGGCGAGCCACCGGTGAAGCTGTCCACGCTCTGGCCGATCCACTCCAGGTCGAGCGTCGTGAAGTCCCGAGCCTTCCACTTGATGGTGCCCTTGGTGACCATCAGGCCCGTCATGACCCGCATGGTCGTCGAGGTGCCCAGGCGCATCCGGCCCGTATAGCTGGGCAGGCTGTCCGGGTCAGCCATTGTGAAGGTGTGGACGTAAGGGCCCGCGCCGCTCTCGGCGACGGCCCCGAACATCGCCTCGAGCATGAGGCCAATCACGCTGTAGCCAAGGAGGACCGACGTCGCTCCGCCGCAGTCTCGGGCGAGCTCGGAGCGTCCCCGGACCACGCCCGTGCTGCCGGCGTATAGGTCGTCATAGTCCTTGAACGTCGAGTCCTCGTCGAGCGTCCCCGAGCGCAGCGGGATCGTCGTCGTCGTCCCGGTCGGGTCCGTGCCCCAGGTGCCCTCTTTGACGAGGCCCAGCGCCGTCAGGCGTCCCTCGAATCCCATGGTCTACTCCGCCTCCCCGTAGCCGACGGGGATCTCACAGGTGATCTCACCCTCCAGGTAGCCAGAGGCGAGCGCAAGCCCGACCTGCCGCGCGTCGCAGGTGGTGATCCCGACGCGCCAGTTGTGCAGGTGGTGGAGGATGGAGCTCGACCCCGAGGCCCGCGCGCCGCGCAGGGTCCGGACGACGTCCGCCCGCAGGCGCGAGATGGCCAACATCCGCCCGTCGGCGGTGTCCGCGGTCCCCGGGGCCCAGCCCTGGAGGTACAGGGTCATGGTGCTCGAGGTGCCGACCAGGTCGGGCCCGTCGCCGCTGTCGGTCTGCCCGTAGCTGACCGCGACGCACGCCACACCAGGCGCGGGAGGGTCATCGGGACGCCGGAAGCCGATCACCACGCGGCCTGACACGGTCAGGTCGTTGTGGTAGGGGTCGGACCCGTTGGCGACCCCGATCGCGCTCTGGACCGCCAGCAGGACCTGATAGTCCGTGGGCTCAGCGAGCGGCATCGGAGCCCCCCAGCGCCTCGGTCAGCGTGTCGCCGGCCACCGTGCGCGCGGCGGGGACCAGGTCATCCCAGGTCCGCCCGATGTAGCGGGCTGCGGGGACCGTGACGGCGCGCTGCAGAATGAACAGCGCCTCGGGAGGCCCGCGCTTCGTCCCCCGGAGGAGCAGACCCCCGCTCCCCCGCGGCAGGAAGAACAGGCCAGGAACGTCCCGAGGCGAGCGGTAGCGGGGCACGCCGGCCCCGGTCAGGGCCGCTCCGATGGGGATCGCCAGGAACTTCGATCGGGTCGCCCGGACGGTGCCCCCGTACTCCTGGAGGCTGGCGTAGCGCTCTGCCGGCGAGCCCTCACCACCTGCGCTCAGGGTTAGGGTGATGTCGTCGCCATCGGTGGCGACCAGGCCCTTGATGGAGCGCCGTAGGATGCCCGAGCGCACGCGGGGGCGGTCGGTGGCGTAGCCCTTGGCCACCGCCTCGCCACGCAGGGCGACCGGCAGCAGGGCCCGCTGGAGGCGCACGGGGAGGCTCTCGGCGGCGGCGGCGCGCTCCTGGGCCAGCATGTGCAGGTCGCGGTTCACGAGGCCCCCAGGCGCCCGAGCAGCATCCAGGGTGCGACCTGAGCGGCTACGTCCGCAGGAAGCTTCGCCAGCGCGGCGAAGGTCTGAGAGGTGCCGCCCTGGCTCGTGTTCTCCAGGTGCCGCACGCGGCGCCTCAGCCACCAATCGGCGACCCACCCATAGACGGCGTGCGCCAGGCCCTTGGGGATCGCCGCCTCGTTGGCGTAGCCGGCGGTGCAGGTGACCTTGACGGCGCGGTGCTTGTCCGACCAGGTCGCGACGCTGGTGGCCTCGGGCAGCAGGTGGAGGATGGCGCCGCCCTTGAGATCCTCCCGCTCGTAGTCGGCGGGGGAGACGGCGGTGTCCGCGCCGAACACCATGCTTTCGTCCTGGTAGACCGAGGCGATGGCCGTCACGGGCGCCACCGGGAGGATCAGCCGGTCGCCGACCACGGCGCGCAGGCGCAGCGTGTAGCTCGTGCTCTCCCAGGTGGGCGAGGCGCCCGGGTAGCCCAAGTGCTCGGCGATGGTGGCCTCTGCCCGAGCGAGAGCAGCGGCCAAGGTGGTCATCGACGCCGTGTCAGCGGCCTGGACCTCGGGCAGGTAGTCCTGCCGCAGCGTCGTCGAGGACAGGAGCGCCATGGCTCAGCCCGCGGTCAGGCAGAGCTCGGCGCGCTCGGGCATCCCGTGGAGGCGGCACAGCAGGGCGCAGGCGAAAGGCCCGCCCGCCTTCGCCGCGGCCTTGACCTCGACGTCGGCGGCGTCCTTCTTCAGCAGCACCTTCAGGCTGGCCGCGGGGATCGGGCTGATGGATGTCAGCGCCGCGCCCTTGTCCTGGCCCTCGAGCACCCGCAGCGCGCGCGCCTTCTCGGCGTTGCTGGGGGGCTCGACCGGCTCACCCGACACGAGGATTAGCTCGTCCGAGTGTGCGACCAGGATGCGTCCCGCCACGCTGGCGGGGATCCGCTGCTGCTCGCCAGCGCGGAAGTTGTAGCCCTTGACGGTCAGCGCCGCGACGCCGGGCTTGAGCATCAGCGTGCAGGGGGCGGGGTTCACTGGAGCTCCATGTAGGTCAGGACATAGTCCACGTCGATGGCCACGCCCGAGGCCGCGTTGGTCACGGTGATCTTGAGCCGGTTCGTCGAGGAGACCTCCAGATTGCTCGGCGCCACCGCGGAGATGTCGAGGCTCTCCAGGGTGTTGGCCGTGAACGCGGAGCCCGTGCTGCTGTTGGTGCTCCGGGTGGAGCCGATCTGGGTCGAGCCGACGTAGACCTTGACGTCCACGTAGTTGCTGGCGTGGATCGCGCTGGTGGCGTTCGGGTCCAGCTTGACGGCCTGCAACTTGACCGTCTTGCCGGGGAAGTGCCACTTGCGCTGAATGTCGGTCCCCGCGGCCGACTTGACGCCGATGAGCTGTACGCCGTAGTCCATGAGGAGGCTCCTGCTGGGGCGAAGGCCCCGGGGTCGGCTCAGAGGTAGTAGATGACGGCCGCGGGCTTGTCGCCGCTGGCGGTGGCCTTGGTGAGGCGGTAGTTCCGCTTGCGGCCGATGTAGACGGCGCCGCGGTGCTGCTCGCTGACCTCCCAGTCGCTCTCCAGCGCGCTCACGACATCCCAGCGCCACCCGCCCGTGTCGCCGATGACGATGGAGCCGTAGGTCCCCGAGCCCGTGTAGAGGCCTGTGTTCGCCTCGTCCGCCGGGATGAACTCCGACAGGATGAGTGGCACTCCGCCGATGCTGAGCACCTGGCCGGTGAGCAGGGTCGCGTTGTCCCCGACGTAGTCGCGGTTGATGAACTTGGCGTTGGGGAGGATCTGGGTGAAGTACACCGCGATCCCGGTGGCCGCGACCAGGGAGCCCAGAGCCCGGTTGCCCATCTTGTTGAGCGCCCCGAACCAGTCCGCCTCGTCGAAGGCGCCGGCCGCGCTGTTCGTCGCGCTGTCGTCGAAGGCGGTCGCACGCCAGCCAATCCACTGGCGGACAGGGCTGTCGCTGCCGTCGAGCTCGCCCGCGGTGAAGTAGCTGCCCAGGGTCCAGGTGCTGATCGTGTCCTGGTGCGTCGCCGCCGTGTCGGAGTGCAGGAGCTGCACCTCCATCGTGTCGGCCTCCATGCGGTCCAGGAAGGCCATGGCGCGCTCGGCGACGCCCACCACCGCGTCCGGCGAGGCCATCAGGTTGTCGTCCACGAGGACCTGGCCGGTGTAGCCGTAGGTCGAGATCGTCTGGTCCGACGTCGTGAACTTCACGCGCTCGTAGCGCGCCGGATCGTCGTTGCGAGCCCCACGCTTGCGCATCAGGAAGTTGCCCGTCTGGGTGATCTCCTTCCAACTCTCGTTGGTGTGCTGCTCGACCTGGAGCAGCCCGGCCAGCCGGCGCTGGAGGCGCATCGGCTCGCGGATGTTGGCCAGGGTCGGGATGGGCAGCAGCTCACCGCCCGAGCCCGCGGACCCGTCCAGGATCGAGCGGACCTGCATCGACCGGCTGGCGGTCGGGGTCTGGGCCAGGGTGGCCACGAAGTTCCGGTAGGTGGCGTCCAGCGCGGGGCCCATGGCTCCAGCGCGCCGCCCGAGAACGCTATGGACCATCGCCAGGGCCCGGAAGGCCCGCTGAGCGGCGACCTGCTCCGCGTTGATCGGGCGCGGGTCATCGAGGTAGCCCGCGGCCCGGATCGTGCCCGTGGCGCCGCTGGGCAGCTTGATCGTCCGCTCCTGCGCCATGAGGCGGAAGTTTGCCGGACCACCGTAGCGGCCGACGACCTCGCTCTCCGGCAGGCCCGCGTGCTGGCTGAGCGCGTCCTCGGCGGCCTTCTGCTTCGCGTCGCGGAGCATCGCCGTCGCCTCGTCCACGCGTCGCCCGATGTTCTGCCGGAACTCGCCCTCGGACAGGGCGTGCTGGTCCAGCCGGGTCCGCAGCTCGAGAATGGCGGTGCGCTGACCGTTGACGTGCTCGGCGAGCCCGGTGGGGGTAAGCCCGTTGGCTGCGGCGCCGGTAGGAAGGGCGGGAGGAAGCTGGATGTCCATCATCGGCCTCGGGGTGAAAAGAGGTCGCCCAGGGTGGCGGGCAGAGAGGGAGGGGTGGCCGCCTGGCGCTCGGCCTGGATCAGCCGGCGAGCCCAGGCGATGACGCGTGCGTCGGATCCCAGGACCGCCAGCACGCGCGAGAGGTCGCCTGGGGTCGGCGTCCTGCCGGCCAGCAGGTCGTTCACGCCGCGCTCAGCGCCCTGGACCAACCGCGCCCGAGCATGGGCTCTGGGCTGGGCCGGGGTCGGCGTGAGGCTGGCCTCGATGAGCTCGTTGGGCTGCTCCGGCGTGCCCATGACGAAGCCCTCGGCGCGGGTGCCGCAGAAGTCCTCTTGCGGGTCGCGGTACGCCGGGTCCTCGGGGGGGAGCTGGCCGCGGGGGGTCATGGCTCCAGGGATCCATCCGATGGAGACGCCCCGCAGGCGCTTCGCTCGCGCCTGGACGATGAGGTCCGCCTTGTCGAGCGGGGTCGTTGAGGCGATCTCGTCGAGGTCGGCGGTTGCAAGCAGGCAGCGGCCCACCGTGCCATCCACCCCGCTCTGGACCTGGAAATCCTGCCAAAGTCCGAGGGGAATGCTCCCCATGCGCTCGTCCATCTGGTGTGACCAAAGAACGTGCAGCCCGCAGGAGGTCGCCCGGTCGAGGTTCCACTCCTGCCGGACAATGTTTCCGTCCGTCGCCTCGCCCTCGTCGGAGAGCACGTAGACCAGGGCCGAGGGCGCCGCCTCGTTGCCCGCCGCGTCCAGGGCCACCGCGCGCCCCGCCCAGGTCCGGTCCATCAGCAGGCGACCGACGAGCGGCACGGGCTGACCGAGGCGGGCGAGGTGTCGCGTGTGTTGGGCGAGGTCCATGGGGGCACGGTATGGCCGGTCCGTGTCCCCTGCATGTCCAGACGTCTGGACATGCTCCAGGAGGGGAGCGCCTTACCGTGCGGGCATGCGTCTGTACCGCCTCCGCCTCTTCCTTCAACGCGCCGTGCGGGCGGTCGTCTCTGCGGTCGCACGCCCACGCGCCGCTGTCAACCGTCTCGGGGTGACCTCCAGGTCGCGGCCCGTGGCCAACGCCCAGGCTGCCAACCAGCTCGGCCTCATGGCCGACAGCCCCGGGATCTACGCCGCGCTGATCCGTCGCTGTGTCGGGATGCAGGTCTACCCCCTCTGCGTCCATCGGGCGATGCCGGGCGGGCGCACCCGCGAGGAGATCGACCCCGCGCAAGAGGTCTGGGCGGCGGACCTGCTGCGCTTACTCCAGCGGCCGGACCCGGCTGACGTGGACGCCGTGTTCCCGGCGCTGCCCGGCGAGCTGTTGCTCGCACAGCTCATGGCCGACCTCATCATGGCAGGGACCGCCTACGTCCGCTTCCAGACGGGCACGGGAGGCGCGATCGTCGGGCTGGCCCGCCTGCACCCGGCGGTGACCAGCATCCTGTATGTGAATGGGGCCCGCCGGATCTGGTACAGGCCCACGGCCGCTCAGGCCCAGACCTTCGATGGGCGAGAGGTGTGTGTCCTGCGCTGGATCTCGGCGGCGGCGGATGCGAGGGCTGAGCTCGGCATCGGCGCCGGGGAGTGCCTGGAGGCGATCTCGGCTGCGGAGGTCGGCGCCCTGGAGCGCACGCGCACGGCCATCGAGCAGGGCGGCGTAGACATCGCCGTCGAGGCGACCGACCCCGCCACGGCGGCGCTCTTGATGGACCCCGACCAGCGCATCGCTTTGGCGAACGACCTGACCGCCGCGCTTGGGAAGGAAGGACAACGGATCCTCATCCCCAGCGGGGGGTATAAGCTCAACGACCTGGGCCTCAAGCCCGCCGACCTGCGCGCGCCGGAAACCCTGACCGCTGCCCGTCAGGCGCAGCTCATGGCGATCGGCGTGGTGCCCGTCATGGTTGGCGCGGACTCGACCAGCTACGCCACCGCCGCCGCGCAGCTCCGAGTGCAATACTCCTGGGATCTGGAGCTCGCCGCCTGGATGGAGGCGTTCCTCCTGCGCCCGCTGGCTCAGGCGTTTGCCCGCAACGGCGGCGGTCGGGCCGCCCTGAGCGCCTCCATGGTGACCTGCGCCTGGGACCTGTCCAGCCACCCGGGCGCGCTCGCCGCTCGGACGGAGGCCATCGCCCGCGCCGTCCAGCTCGTGGACCTCGGATGGACAGCCGCTCAGGCGGCGGAGGCGGAGGGCCTGGATCTGCCGCCGCCCGAGGGCCAGCCCCGCCCCAAGGTGCCCGCCATGACGCCCCCGGCGAGCAGCAGCCCGGCTCAGGGCGGCGGCAACCCCGCGGACGCGCAGGGCGGAGGGCGCACGCTCGGCGAGTGGTTGACCCGGTCTCAGCCGGTGACGCCCCCCACGCCCCCAGAGGACCCCGTCGAGCAACAGCGGGCCATGCTTTGGAGGCAGAAGGAGGAGGCTCGGACGCGGTCTGACGCGGACCTCCGGACAGCAGCCCGGTCCACGCTCGACCAGGAGCGCACGCGCTACCTCACCGACCTCCGCGCCATGCTGGATGCGGCTTGGAACGGCGAATCCTATGGGTCTGTCGCCTGGGGTGACCTCGGCGCCGAGAACCCGGCTGTCTACGTGGACGGCATCGGCACGCCCTGGCTCCAGACCTGGGAGGAAGCCGCGGCCGGCGCGGTCCCGGATGATCTCGGCGTGCCGCACGTCTCCTCCACCCCGGCGACCCTGGACGCCTTCCAGCCCTCGGCGGACGCGATGGCGGCGACCACGCGGTCCTGGACGCTGGACGCTGCCCGGGCTGCGGTCGAGGCTGGACTGCCGCCGGATGCGGCGCTTGCGGACGTCGCCCAGGGCCCCGCCTTCGATGCGGCGCGCGATTTGATGATCGCCCGCACAGAGACGGTCCGCGCTCAGAGCGAGGGGACCTCGGCCCGCTACGAGGCGGCAGCGGCGGCGGGTGTGCAGCTCGAGCAGGAGTGGCTGAGCGCCCGGGACAGCCACGTCCGGGACAGCCACCGCGCCCTGGACGGGCAGCGCGTGCCGGTGGGTGCGACCTGGTCGATCCCGGGTGGGCCTGAGACGCGGGGCCCAGGGCTCAGCGGCGACCCGGGCGAGGACATCAACTGCCGGTGCGCCGTGTCGCCGGTGGTGGTGGGGTAACTACTTCGCTCCCATCGCCGCGCGTTGTGCCAGGATGTACCTGACACAGTCTAACCCGTGGTCCTTGCTCAGCGGGTCGATCTCGGGCGCCTTCCCGGGCTTGCTCGGCGCCCACTTCGCCTCGGTCAGCTCGCGGATCAGGCTGGCGCAGGTCGAGAACACGACCAGCCGCGGCGAGATGGCCACCCCTGCGGGCGTCTGGAGCTGTAGGCGCGTCTCGATGGCGTTCAGCCCCGCCTCGATGCTGCCCGCGCCCTTCGGCGCCGGGATCATGGGCACCCCGAGGCGAGCGGCCAGGACGATCCCCGAGGGGTCCTCGGAGTCGGCGATCCGCAAGCGGGGTGGGCCGGGGTGCCGCTTCTCGCGCTGGCCCAGGTCGTGGAGGAAGTCCTCCTGAACAATGGGCGGCTCGCCCTTGTCGGCGACCGAGCGCGGGGCCAGCTCATCAAAGACGACCAGTAGGTCGTTAGCCTTGTCCTCGGCGATCCAGACCGCGTTCGGAGACCGGGCGCCCCAGTCCACCCCGCACCATCGAGGCCACTCGGGTGGAATGGGGCGCGGGAGGATGACATGGACGTGTCGGTCGAAGCCTGGGAAGCGCCTGCCCTTGGGGTCGCGGAAGCCGCC